GTATCAAGAGTTGGCGGCTGACTTCATCTACGAGCATGATCGTGCGATGGTGCTTGCGCCAGTGGGCGCAGGCCAGACCGCCATCACACTGACCGGCATGTGGGAGATGTTGCGCGATCAGCACGTCAAGCGCTTCCTTGTGCTTGCGCCAAAGCGCGTCTGCACCGACGTGTGGCCAGTTGAGCAGCCTAAGTGGGCACCGTTCTTGTCGCTGGCCGTGGCCGTGGGCACGCCTAAACAGCGGCTGGCGGGGCTTCGCTCCAACGCCCAAGTGGTCGTGACCAACTACGACAACATCCAGTGGCTGGCTTTGCAGAAGTTGAATTTTGACGGCATTGTGTTTGACGAACTGACGCGCCTGAAGAACCCGTCAGGCACACGCTTTAAAGCGCTTTTAAAAGTCATGGAACCTATGCGCGTTCGCTGGGGCTTGACCGGATCGTTTACCAGCAACGGACTGGAGGACGTCTTTGGCCAGTGCAAGATCGTCAACCAAGACCTGCTGGGCCGGTCCAAGGGCGCGTTTATGCAGCAGTACTTTGTGTTGCTCAACCCCGAGTTTGGCGAGTGGGCACCGCGTGTCGGCGCGCTTGATAAGGTCATGCAGAAAATCAAACCTGCAACGTATGTGCTGGAGCCTGGCGAGTACAAAGACAAACTGCCGCCCTGCCATCACGTTGAGGTGATGTGCAAGATGGACTTGACGCCATACAACAAACTGAAGAAAGAGTTTGTGCTGGACACGATCACGGCGGTCAACGCTGGCGTAGTGACGGGCAAATTGCAGCAGTTGGCGTCGGGATTCGTCTACGACACCAACAGTGAAGCCTCCGATGTGCCTGGTAAGTTTACGATAACACAAACGCCAGTGTGGTACAGCCCCCACAAATTTGATCGGTTAGAAGAACTTTTAGAGGAAAACCAACATGCAAACACCATCATTGCTTATACCTACAAAGAAGAACTTGCCGAACTCAAACGGCGATTCAGAATTACAACGCTTGACGATGATGATGCAATCGCTCGATGGAATCGGGGTGAAATACAAATCCTTGCCGTGCATCCAAAATCCGCAGGTCACGGCCTTAACTTACAACACGGAGGACAGCACATGGTTTTTCTGTCCTTGCCGTGGAGTCTTGAGTTGTTCGAGCAGACAGTTGGGCGAATCCACAGAAGCGGCCAACGCCACGACGTGTGGGTCTATGTCCTGATGACTGAAAAAACTGTAGATGAAAAAATTTGGGCGGCGCTGCATACTAAGCAGGCCGTGTCGGAGATCGCATTGGAGGCACTTAAATGAATATGAAGTTTGACGTGGAGTCATGCAAAACATTGTCCGGCGAATCGCGCGTGCGGCGCATAGAAGCGGACGCCCGTGAAGCCGCTGAAACGCACAGAGATCGCAACGCGGTATGGCGCAACACACCGAGAGACGGATTGATCTGGGATGGCCCCACATGGATGGATCAAGTACATAACAACGCAGAGCACATTATTTGGGCAGCAGCATTTCAGAAAAGAAAAGGCAGACTAGACCGAATGTTAGATAAGGATTATTTTGTATGACCAGACTAAACACCAAGCAGACCGTATCTGAAATTGAACTGAACGAGTCTGAGAAGGCGATGGGCTGGCGCAAGCGTCAGATGGTCGAGCAACAGATCACCGCGCGCCAGCAGGCGTTTGTCGAGATCGCCGCCAAGATTGAAGCAATGCCGTTTAACGACGCAACGATTGACAGTTTTTTAGTTTGGTTGAAGGAACAAGAATGAAACGAATAGACCAATGGAAGGCCAAGCTGAAGGCCGCAAGGTCGGAAGCCAAGCACAAGGAACGGCAGATGAACGCGGCTGTACGCAGTTACATGCGGACGGACGCTGAAGTACAAAAATTAGAGGGGCAGATCAATGATTTCATGGCGAAAACTAAACAGTGATTTGAGTTTAAAGACTGAGGAACAAGTCTTGTCATTGTTGAACGAAGAACGCGTTACGGGTAAGCGCGTGACTGTGCTGGAGCGTTTGCATCAGCGCTATAACACCCTGCGCGTCGCCCGTGAGCGTGTAGAACTACTCAAGGAAGCAACCAAATGAACACAGCAAGATTAACTCAAGTGCGTAGCCTGTATCCAGGCCAACGTGATTACCAGCGCCAGTGGGTGCGAATCGTTCGATTCCTTGGCGATAAGTGGCTGCTGGCCACTCCAAGGGGGCGCGTATGAGCACCAAAGATTGGCCCGATAACTGGCCTTTTCCACCGTATCCATTGAGGAGCAAAAAATGAAAGGAAACGGATATGAACGCCACTATAAAGATATAGCGCCGCTTAAAGACGGCTTGTTATTTCAAAAGTCAAACCCAACCAAACTGTCTAGAAACAAGTCAAAGATAGGGTTTAATTGCGACTATTGCGAGATGCCATTTGAGAAATACGCTTGTTGGGCAAAACGCACTAGCCACCATTATTGCGGTCGGGCTTGCGCTTGGGCCGCAAAGGTTGTCCGAATTCCAAAAGACTGCGTAGTGTGCGGCACAGAAATGATGTTGACCCCCACTGACCATGCAAAAATTGCTACTTGTTCTAAACCGTGTTTACGCAAAAAGCGGGTGGTAAACAACGACAACATGCGGTCTTCGCCGGATTACACGGCTATTGTTAAGCGATTGAAAAAAAATGCAATTTGCAAATTGTGCGCTACAACCAAAGGTCCGTGGGTAGCGAAAGGGGTCAAACTGTGGGTTGAGGGAGGTCTTGCTTGCGCCGATAGTAGCGAAGCGTACTTGACATGTCGGCACTGCCATTTGAAATCCATATTTCCCCAAGCTATGGCGTCCACTTACATGAACAATCGAGTTAAATACTATAAGGAGCAGACATGACTGGCTGGCGCAAACGACAAATTTCTGATGATGATGACATTCAAGAATATGTGCGCCCGTGGATTGGGCTGACGGAGGAGGAAGCTGAAGATATTTGGCGGTCTTGTGCGATGCGTATGCCAACAGAATTTGCCAAAGCGCTTGAAGCCAAACTTAAGGAGAAGAACACATGAAAATATACATAAGCGAAGTTGATTGTTTAAAAGCTGAAATACGTCAATTAAATTCAGAATTGACCGAGGTTTATGGATTGCTTGGATTGGCACATCTAAACATTAAGCAACATCTGAAGTACGGGTTTAATAAAAAAACAGCGCAGTCAACACTGATATCTGTTGGACGTTATTACCCTCGACTAAAAGCTGAAATGGAGAAGAACAATGACTAAAGACGAAGCATTGAAGCTGGCGCTGGAGGCGTTGGATATTGTGAAAATTCACTTTACGCAGAACCGCCATGTAAATGAAGCTATCACCGCCATCAAAGAAGCCTTGGCACAGCCAGAGCACATAGGGTTTATGGATTCCAAATTAAACCCAATTCAGCGCACATGGGTTGGGCTGACAAAAATGGAACTTATTAAATGCGGGGTTTTGCCGTATGGAATGACTTATAAACTTTACGAAGCCATTGAAGCCAAACTCAAGGAGAAGAACACATGAAATCTAGGCACCACGCAATTCGTGAACTGTTGCTGGCGTCTGAAGATGGTCTAACTGTCAATCAACTTGCCGAGCACTTCGGCGCAGGGCCGAAGACCATCCAAAAGACTTTAAAGACCGTTTGCGGTGTGTACATTGACCGTTGGACGGGACCAAACCGAGGTCAGTACACGGCAGTGTACATGTGCGTAGAAACGCCTAAGAACGCCCCGCGTCCTTAAGCGTAAAGGCGTGTGCCAGCCTTGTCAATAATCAGCTTACTCTTGCGTGGCGCGGCACCGGCTACGTTAGGTATGCTGATGTGGGTCCACCGATCAAACTCACGGATCACTTGGTCATAATTCAGATCGCTGGCAATGATGGCTTTGACCACTTGGTCAGGTGTCATAGCGGGTACACGAATATCAGCAGCGCAGCCGATGCGATGCTGAGAAGTGTCTTTGCTGCCCACAGCATCATTGACTTGTTTTGATCGGAAAGCTGAATTGACCATGATGGGCTTTTCTCCAAGTATTGTTTTGACTTGTTCAAGAAATTCTGCAAGACGTTGGAGGTTTGCAAGTTCTGTTTCATTGGGGATGTTGTCAAATTCACGATGGTCTGTGTGCGTTAGTTCCGCAAGGCTAAAGTGTTCAGTCATTTTGTGGGCGTAGATTGGTGGAG